TTACCCCAGGGCGGCCAGACCTTCGGCGAAGACTTCGTCAGCGGACCGGAAGCCCAGGATTTCGCGCGGGTAGGCGTTCAGCCAGTCTTCGACGGCCTGGATCGCCTTCTTCGGTACCTGGCCGAAGTCGGTCCCCTTCGGGAACCAGCGCCGGATCATTCTGTTTATGTTCTCATTTGTGCCGCGTTCATAGGAAGAATACGGGTGACAGTAAAAGACCGTCGTCCGCTTACCCTTCCGGCGACAGGACCGTTCCAGTCCTTCGACGTCGGCGAACTCGCTTCCGTTATCAACTGTAATCGTTTGAAATATCTTGTAGAAAAGTGTTCCGTATCTGCGTTCAAGGCGATCAAGGGCCGCGACGACGCTTCCGGCGGTCTGGTCCTTCATTTTGATCATGATTTCCTTCCGGGCCTTACGTTCAGACAGGACCAGAAGCGTTTCCTTCGTCTTCTTCTTGCCTTCGACACAGTCCATTTCCCAGTGTCCGACTTCCTCGCGGGTGTCGATTTCTGGGTCCCGCTTTTCAATGCTCTTTCCGGCCGACGCTCTGGCGGCCTTCTTGTTCTTCTTGACCTTCGTGTAGGGGCGCTTCTGCTTCCCCTTGCATGGAAGGTGAACCATTTCCAGGGTCAGGAATACGCCCTTCTTGATGTAGGAATACAGGGTCGCTTCACAGATCGTTGTATTGAACCGGATTCCCTTCACCTTGATTTCGCCCAGGACGGCCGCCGGGGAATATCCGTCTTCGACGATCCGGCGTTCAATGTATTCGGCCAGTCGATAGTCCTTCCCGATCTTCAAGTCCGGCCCCTTCGCGGCCAGGTGTTCCCGGTATGCGGCTTCGGCTATGTCTGGGCTATACCGTTCTTCTTCGGTCCAGTCTGAATTTCTGTGGGTATAACGCCCCCGCTTCAATTCGTTGTATATGGTGTTCCTGTGAACGCCGATTTCGTCGGCGATTTCCTGGACAGACTTTCCGCACTTCAAGAAGGCTTCGATCCGAAGGCGGTCATTCCAGGATAGATGTCTGAATCTGCGTCGCTTTGCCATGTGTATTTCCCCCTTATAGCAAGAAAAAGGCCCCGCCCTCGCTGTTATGGCAAGGGTGGGGCCTTCGTGTGTATGTTCAAATAAGTTCGCGCGGGTGGACGCCCAGGGCGTCGGCGATCCGTAGGGCAACGGTCAGGGAAGCGCCTTCGATTTTTCGTTCCCCGCTTTCGTACCTCTGGATCGCGCGGATATTGACGCCGGTTTTTTCCGCCAGGGCGGCCTGTGTCAGCCCCCGTTCACAGCGCAAGCGCGCGACTTTCGTTTCGCTTTTGGTGCTTCCGGATTTCATGTCGATCCCGCCTTCCTTTTTGTTCTGCCTACATATTACGATATTTTGGACGTAATGTCAACAGAAAAAATCCCACGGTTCTTCCGTGGGATCATTCTTCTTCCGGGTCCAGAAGGTCTTCAATGGGGATTTGAAGAACGGAAGCGAAGGCGCGAAGTTCGTAGTCCATGACCAGGCGTGCGCCTGATTCGATGTTGCTGATCGCGTCCTGGGCTATGTTTACGCCCTTTGTCTGCATTTTAGCGGCCAGGGTTTCCTGTGAAATGCGCTTCGCCAGACGTGCCATTCTGACGCGCTCCCCGCAGATATTACGCCGCCCATAGTAGCCCAAATTCTTCATGTGGTCCTCCCTGGGTATGGTCATGTTCAATATTCTATTTGAAGTTACCATAAACTATGGTATTATATTATTGGCATGAACCATAATTCCAAAAAGGGAGGATTGAAAAATGGGCTGGAAAATTGGCGGTGTTCTGACTTTGGTTCTGGCTGGCGTGGCCGCGCTTGTGTCTGCCACGACGCCGGCGGAGTACAAAACAGGGATTGAATGGGGGATCGCGGCGATCTTCCTTGTCCTGGCGGTTTTGTGCTTCTGGCGTGGTTCGAAGGCAAGCGCAAGGAAGAAGGCAGAACAGGAAGACAGGAATGAAACGTATATGTCCGACCAGGACCTTCAACAGATACAGGCGGGGGAACTCCCTGTTCTGTCTTCGGTCCCTGTGATCCTGGACGACGGTGAACAGGCTCACTTCTTCGCGCCGGCGCGGCGTTATATCACGAAGAAGAAGGCTGTCGGCCGGACCGGTAGCGGCGGCGGGATCAGCGTTCGCGTTGCGAAGGGCGTGTCTGTCCGTTCCGGCGGCGGGGCCAGTCAGACGGTCTATGATGACGTCACAGACGCCTTCGCCGGCCGTGTGGTCCTGACGAACAGACGGATCGTGTTCCTGGCGGAACAGAACGGCTTCGAATGTAAACTGTCGGCGATCTCCGCGATCGCGCCGGAAGGCGGGCGGCTTCTGATCCAGGCTGGGTCGAAGTCTTATGGTCTGGTCGTAGCGCAACAGGGCCACTTTGCGAAGGTTCTTGAAATGGTCGCCAGAAAATAAAAAAAGGCGGACGGGAAGCACCCGTCCGCCTTTCTCATTTCATGCGCTTGTTGATTTCCCTGGTGATCTTTCGGCTGACTCTGGCCTGTTGGTTATCAAGTGTTCGCTTCACGGCTCGTTTCATGGTAAAACGGCCGCGCACATATCCGCCCTTCGGGCCGACGAACATTCCGCCTTCCGGGTCGTCCCGGTTGTAGACGAACGTGTGGCCTTCCCAGTGACCAGGGACGAAGTGACTTCGGAATCCGTGTTCCAGGTGGCCGGCATAGTCCAGGGGGTTGTAAAAACGGACGATGAACCGGCGGCCAGCGCGCTTCGCGGTCTGGTCGCTTTTCCAGTTCCGACGGTAGTCGCCAGTGTTGACGATGTCCGGAACGTCGGTTGTGCAGATTTTCCTTGCTTCTCCGACGGCGTACACGCCTTCGCCGACAGCGATCTTTGACATGATTTCCGGAACTTCATCGGTCAGGGTTTGAAGGCCGCCGATAAACTGGACCAGGTCGTTCTTTTTTACGCTCACGGCGCGCCCTCCTTTCTGTTAGACCTTGCGGAGATTGGCGGCGTTGACTGCCGCCGTGACGGTAGCGCCGACGCCGATCACGACGCGGGCACCGCTGACCTGGATCACGTCGTAGGTGTCATAGTAGGTTCGGAACGGCTTCCCGTCATAGGTGACGGCGTTCAGGACCTTCACCCTGTCGCCCTTCTTCAAGCCCGCCGGCGCGGTGCTGGCCGGAATCTTGATCTTCTGGCCGACGCGGATCGCGTTCGGGTTCTTGATCCCGTTGTAGGCCGCGATCGCCTGATAGGTGGTCCCATACTTGGCCGCGATCTGGGACAGCGTGTCGCCCTTCTTCACTGTGTAGACGGTCACGCCCTGGGCGACTCCGGCGTCAGGGGCGGTGTCTGCCACGCCCAGGCGGCGGTTCACTTCGGCCGCGATCTCCCCGTGTCGGTTATACAAATAGTCGCCAGGACAGGACTTGTTCGCGTAATCACGATGAACGGTCATATTACAGCCGTTTTTGTGGTTCACGCGGTCTGCCTTCTTGGTGGACCACACAAGTTTCCTGATCCCGTTTCTCTTGCAGATGTCGGTCACAAGGTCGAGAAGGGCGGTGAAGGCCCTGTCATTTACGGCGTAGGGGTGTTTGGTGTCACTGGCGACCTCGATCGTCACGGCGCGGTTATCGTTCGCGGCGTTGGAACTGCACCAGGACCGGTCCTTTTCCTCCACATACATTCCGATCTTGCCGTCGGTTCCGACCCCATAGTTCGAAGACGCCTGGCGCGACGTAGGGGCGAAGATATTCCCCAGGGTTTCGACCGTACACTGACCGACTACACAATGAATTGTAATCGTGTCGATCTTGTGGTTTCTGGGGCTGTTCTTATTGGGTGAAATGCGGGTATAGTCCACAAGTGGGCTGTTACTCATAGTTGATCACTTCCTTTTCTTTTCCCTGGGCGTCGGACGTGCCGCCGTTCAGGATTGCGTTGAACTTCACGAAGGCTTCCTTGATGTACTTGCAGGACACCAGAAGAACCGCACCGATGATCACCAGGTCAGCGAAAAGGTCGGTGTACTCCTGGGGGATCGCCCAGCCGACTTCGTTCGCAAACAGGGGAAGTGTGGTCAAGGCCACACACAACAGAGTCAGGCCGATCACGAAGGTCGCGATCTTGTAGGCGCTGTTGATCAACTTTTCGCGGTCGAATGGCTCGTGAAGAAGTTTGATGTTGTACCACAGGGAGAAGGTGACGTTCGCCAGGTATGCAGACAGGAAGATCAGCATAGACCAGCCGATACTCACCAGATTTTCGACGATACTGTTAAACATAGGGGTCATACCTCCTTTGTGTCGTTGTAAATTTCCGGACCATACTTCTTCCGAAGTTTGATCCGGTTTTCCGCTTTGGCTTTCGAATAATAAAAGCCGGTGGCGGCCGCAGTTTCAGCGAAGACAGCGGGGATCAGATAGGCAAGGGGCGACGTGTCGCCGGTCCTCCACACCATGACCAGGGTGAAGGCGGTCACGACGATCGTGACCGCCCCCACGGTGGAAATGATGATTTTGGAAAATTCCCGCTTTTTCGCGTGTTTTCCGCCGGTCATGCCCTGTTCTCCAGGTCTTCGATCCTGTGGTTCGCGACCTTGATTTTTTCTTCAAGGACGGCCTGGGCTTCTTCCAGACCGTAGGTTCGTTCGACCACAGAATTATGTTTGTCGACCTTCTTTTCCAGTTCTTCCAGGCGGTAGGCGATCAAGGCGGAACTTTTCTTGTTCGCGAAGTAGGACCCGCCCAGGGTCCCCAGTAGGGACAGGACGGCAATCAGAATCCCTTCTGTCATTGGTGATTATCTCCTTTCAGGGTATAGAGAAGGGCGGGTTTCCCCGCCCTTCTCATATTCAGGTGGTTTCGCTCCACCCATAAGTCCCAGGTTCCCAGACGTTCCCGTCAAGGTCGGACGTCCAGTGCTTCCCCTTGTGGCTGACCTTGTCGCCGGCGCTGTATGCGTCATGCGCTCCCAGGGGCTGGGACCAGGCCGGCCATTCTTCGGCCGGGTCGCCGATTTTGGACCACAGGGCCGGGGTCAAAGAGGGGTTCCACCCTTGCTGTGAAGTGTGGCCTTGCCCCTTATTGACGCGGTACAGGTTTCCGTCCAGCGGGTCGCGCCTGATCTGGCCTTCGGTGTACTGGATAGGATAGGCCCAGGCCGCGAACTGTCCGGCGTTTTCTGTGGCGGTTGTGTCGTCGATCTGACCGGTTTCGGCCATGACAACGAAGGCGATCGACGTCGCCCTGGCGATCTCTGCCAGCGGGTTCGCCTTTTCGCGCTCCTGGGCTTCCTTCATGCTGACGTGATCACAGTCTTTCGGATCAAACATGGTTCTCCCTCCTTTATGCGAAACGGACCGTCGCCTGGATCACTTCGATCTGCTGGGTTCCCTTCGTCAGATAGAAACGATAGGCCAGGCCGAAGCCCTTTGCGACGGTGGTATTCTTGAACGTGTGGACGAACTTCCCGACCTTGCTTGTGACGTCCTCCCAGACAGGGGCCGTGTCGAACGGGTTGTTCGTGACCTCGACGTGAAGGGTTGCGTCCGCCGGGTGGTCGGCCGGGTACAGGGACAGGAAGACCTTCGTCACTTTCGCGTCGGTGGAGATCGCGCGGGACGCGGCGATCCGGTTCACGGTTCGGCTGAACGTGATCTGTCGGGTCGCGCTTCCGCCGGCTCCGTCGGTGACATAGATTTTCAGGACATGGGTTCCGGACAGAAGGCGAAGCCAGACGCCGGACAGGTCCGCCGTGTTCTGGTGGCCGCTGGTCGCCGTGTAGGTCCGAAGGGTGATGGTTTCCGACCCGTTGGTCACGGTTTCCGTAACGGTCAACGTCTGGGACGCCGCTTCGCCGTCGGTGACGGTGTACTGGTGGGAGAACGGGGCCGTCTTCGCGCCGACGTTCTGGTCGCTTCCGCTGATCACGGGGTTCGTGTTGTAGGAAATGGCCGTGGCGTTCCCGGTCCTGTATGCGGATTCAGCGCCGTTCGCGTCGACCGCCTTCACGCGGACCTGATAATTCGTCCCGCTCGACGGAACCGTGTCCGTGATGGACTTCGCCGACGTGATCCCGATCTGGGTGTAGGCTCCGGAATCGACCCGGCGTTCCCAGACATAACTGATCGCGTTCCCCTCCGGGTCGGTGGACCCTCCGGTGGAGATCGTCAACTTCTGGCCGGCGCGCGGGGTCCCGTGGGAGATGGACGACGGGGTGGTGGGCGGTTGGTTCCATTGAAGGATATAAGCCCCGTCTGTATCCGTTGTATCAGATACCAGAGTGTCAGGGGCCAAAAATAAAGCCGGGCGAACGCCGTTGTTGCCGTTGGCCGCATTGCGCCAGTCCAGACTGCCGTCGGACCAGACATTCCGCACGTTGTTCGCGTTGCCGGCGTTCGGGGTCAGAAGCCACCACCACCAGGGGGACGAAGCGTTCAGGCCGGAATTGGTATATTCGGACTTGCTGACCGCTTCCGCCGTCGGGTATGCAAGGCGGCTGTTGTTGTCGGTGAACAGGGGCCACTTCGTTCCCTCTGCGATCCCGTTTTCGTTGCCCAGGCCGACTTCGGTCATGGTCAGAAGGCGGACCTTCCGTGTGATCTGCTCCGAACCGCCGCCGTCTGTGCTGGACTTCGCAACGGTGATCGTGTCGTTCAGAAGGGCGTTCCGGAAGTCGGCTTCGAAGAAGGACAGGAAGCCGGCTTCGGCCTGGTATTCGTTGTAGTTGGACCAGACGTTCGCGTTATTAGGCGGGGCGTCCTGTCCGTGCTGGGCGCTGTACCAGCCGCCAGGACCGGCGGCACTGTTCAGCCATTGAAGAAGGTTCGCCACGGCGGCGCGGTTGTTGCCGTAATTTCTGCGGTCGCTGTTGCTGTTGTTCGGCTCTTTCGCGTCGAAGCATTTCAGGGAAATAATTCGCTCCGTCACCAGGCCCACGCGGTCGGAAGACTGGCGGCCGACTTTGAAGCGGATCACAGCGCCGTTATACTTCGTGTTGACCGATTTCACCACCGCGCCGACGGGCAACGTCGACAATTTTTTCGACATGGTATTCCTCCATTTCTTTTTTGAACAGGTCGTAGAACAGTTCGTTCGTCTGCCTGATCAAGTGATAACTGTTTCCGTGTTCAGCGTGGCCGGTCCAGGAAGAATATGACTGGACCACGGTTTCGAAGTCGATCCGGCCTTCGTCCAGAAGGTGACGGAACTTCTTCAACTTCCGCCTGATCCGATTCTTGCTGTCGCGGCGTATCTTGCGGACGACTTTCCCGCTGTCCGTCATGTACGTCCGGAAGCCCAGGAAGTCGATCCCCTGGGTCAGCGGGAACACGGCCGTTTTGTGATTCAATTCCAGGCCCAGCGGGGCCAGGAACTTTTTGATTTCTTCCAGACAGTAAATCAGATAGTCCTTGTCCGGGTGGATCAGGAAGAAGTCGTCCATATATCGGCCGTAAAACTTGATTCCCAGACGTTCCTTGATCATGTGGTCCAGGCCGGACAGGTACAGGACCGCGAACCATTGTGAAGTGTGGTTCCCGATCGGGATTCCCGGTCCTTCCGTGGAGTCGATAATCAAGTCAAGAAGCCACAACACGCCGGGATCGTCGATGATCCGGCGAAGTTGTGACTTCAAAACGTCGTGATTGATACTGTAAAAGTATTTTCTTATGTCACACTTCAAGACCCAGCCGTCCGCCCCGAACTGCCTGTAATATCGTTGCATAAACGCTTTCAGACGGTCCAGGCCGAAGTGTGTTCCTTTGCCTTTCTGACTGGCGTAGTTGTCAAGTATGAACGTCTTCGCAAGGCGCGGTTCCAGGACGTTGTCGCATAGGCTGTGCTGAATAATTTTGTCCCGGAAGCCGTTATACATGATCAGGCGTTCCTTCGGTTCATGGACCAGGAAGTAATTGTAGGGCGAAGGGCGGTATTTCCGCGACGTCAGAAGGAAGTGAAGGGCCATTAGATTTTCCAACAGGTTCGCTTCAAAACGGACGACAGCGTATTTCCACCGCTTTCCCTTGCGCGCTTCCAGATAGGCAGAATAAAGCCGGTTAAAATCTGCCATGACTTCAAAGTCAGAAGGCGGTTTCTGTTCAGTGTTCTTCATAAAAATCTCCTTACCGCTTATAGTCTGGGCGTCGTACTGCCGAAGCCCTCGCGTCGGTAATCATGTGTTTACCCTGGCCTTTCCGGCGTCGGGAAGGATATGATCTCCTTTGTTGGGGTACTCTGTTTTCAGGTTCGTCGCCTTACTCGGTCGCGTTTTCCACCAAATCCGGGCGAACGCCGTTGTTGCCGTTGTACGCATTGTTCCAGTTCAGACTGCCGTCGGAATTGACATTCCGCACGTTGTTCGCGTTGCCGGCGTTCGGGGTACAGATCATACCCTAATATCATTAACCTTCCGTCTGGGTGGGCGGCTCCGCGACCGGCGCTTCGGCCTTTTCGACTTCTTCGGCGGGCGCTTGCTCTGCCTTATACCAGGCGGCGGCCATGAACTTAACGTTCAGGGTGATCTTCGTCCAGTAGTCGAAGGTCCCTGTGTCGATATAGCCACGCTTCTTTGACAATTCGATGAAGAACAGAAGCATTTTACAGGCCGTCAGGGCGTCCCGTTGAAGGGATAGCCGACGGACCTTGTCTTCTTCGTTCTGGATCGGATAGATTTCATTCGCGGCCAGAAGTTTTTCATAGATCGACAGAACGTGATCCTGAATCCTGTTGACGATAGTGAAGCGGACCTTCTTCGGGAAGTGCTTCGTGTTGTCGGTCAGGTCCAGGGTGTAGTCGATCAGTTTTGACGCAACAGGAAGGACGTGAAGGGGACTTTCATTCCCATTCGCCTTCCGCTGATAGTTTTTCCGGGTTCCCATTGATACACCTTCGCTTCCTGATTCTCTCGACGGTTTCACGCCGTCCGGAATAGTCGAAGCCATAGTCCCGAAGGACGACCGTCTGTTCTTCGCCTTCATAGGTCAAGCCGCGCAGGACGACGTTGTCGCCCTCACAGCGGCCGCACACGGGCCGAAGTTCCGTGAACAGGTTGGATAATAGGCACGACGTTTCCGGCGGCTTACAGGCGAAGCGGGTCATAGATACAGCCGGTTCTTCGCGGTGTCCAGAATCCCTTCGGGAAGTCCGGTTCCGTCGTAGCCCTTCCATTGGTTCAGTTGGGCCGTGGCGAAGGTGTGGGTCACAGCCGTCCCGGCGAAGCCGGTGTCCAGTTGCTCCCGGATCGCGGAAATGTCGAAGTCCTGGCGGCGCTGTACGGATTCCACACTTTCGCCTGTGCTTTCCTGAACGTCGGAAGCGGTGTGGCCGTGTACGATCGGCGCGGAGTAGGCGACCATTTGCGCGGTCGTGACGAAGGACCCGTTTCCGACCTCGACCGTGATCCCGCTGTTTTCCTGGTTGGTGACGACCACGGCGACGTCGTGAATGTGGACCGTGTCGCCTTCGCCGTCCATGCCAGCGCGGCCCAGGAA